AGCCATCATCATTCCAATTAAACGCATCGGAAGATCCACAATCCACAAACGGACAGGCTTGATGTGGGTTATCACTCATTAACATTCTCCTTTATCTCAAAGTTTACAGTTCTTATTCCTTTAATCTTTCCTACCATAAGGTAATCGAAAGGGCAAGTCTTTAACCACTCATGTAGTATTTCTTCCTGTGATTTATCCATAAAAATCCTCCACAAAATCTGAATAATCAGAACTCACCATAAGCATATACTCATTGTTCATACCCCTTGATGGCTGATCTATTACAACTAAAGCATCGTATCCATTCTCTCCATCACTGCCTTTAATATTATCACTACAACTTTGTAGCATTGTAATCTCAAGGTCATCTGTACAGTCTATATATACTGCTGCACCTATATCTAACTTCAACATAGGTAAAGAGTGCACTTGTTTAATCATCTCTTTACGTGATGCACTGTAAGTTTCGGTAATCATCTTCATAGTTCTGCTCCTTTCAATATATGAGCAATAACATCTACAGTAAATCCATTACCTAACATCTTATACCTTTGGGTATTACTAACATGATTAGTATAATTATCAGGTACTGTCTGTAGTCTCTCACATTCAAGAGGTGTGAGCTTCCTCCAGTGTAGCTTATCTACACTATCCCATTCATGTCTATCATAGCTACCTCTACCGCCTGATCTGACAGTCTTAGACTTTTCTCTGATAGGTGATGTCATTACTTTAGGTTCTCTGTGACCACCACCCATAGTTGTAAGTGTAGGTGCTTTACCTTCTGGGCTATAGACTCTTTTGATTATGTCAAAACCTTTTATATCTGCTTCACCTACTTGTATACAACTTTGTACATACCCATTTGCATAGCCATGAGTACCTGCACAAAGAACTCCAGACTTACCTTTAGAATCATGAATAGTGTTAGCTTGAGATTTATAGTTAGGGTTTAATTGATTACCACCCTTATAATTTATAATTAGATTTTTTCCTGCAAGAAATTTATCATCTACCTCATCTTCAAGTATATCAGATAAGATAATACCTTTATCATCTGGTAAATCAAAATCTATGTTAGTCCAGAATAATCTATTCCTATTCTGTGCTGATACAAGTGAAGAGTTAAACTGTTTAGGTTTTACACCAAGGTACTTACTAATAATATCCTGGTTCTCTTGTTTCATTCTTACATTTTCTAGAATAAAATACTTAGGGTTTAACTCATTCTTCAAGCGAACAAACTCAAAGAATAAACTAGACCTAGTACCTTCTTTTAATCCCTTACCTTTACCTGCAAAGGATAGATCTTGACATGGGCTGCCACCAATCAACAGGTCTACCTCACCCACATCTTCAGCCTTAACATCACAGACATCACCAAGTTGTTCTATGTCAGGGTAATTTTCATGAGATACTTTAATAGCATACTTGTCTAACTCACTTGCTTTGTAGCTTGTCACTGCTATGCCGGCTCTATCAAGTGCTATTCTGGCACATGACATACCATCAAATAAACTTAATACTCTCATGCTGCTAACTCTTGTGTTGTTTGTAACCATGTAGGCATTGGTCTGTTCTTATTCCACCTTGCAAAGTCCATCTTACCACGCTGATAGAATGCACGATAGGCTTTGATAGGCCACTTCTCGTCTGTCTTAAGATCATCGTGACCTGAGAAACACTGGGGGTGTGGTGTTAGAGAACCTTCGGGTATGTAGTAGGAACCTTGGTGAAGAACATCATAGTGCTTTGCACAACCATGCTTTCTGCCATACCTATGTGTGTATTCATCAAGCATGGCATCGTATAACCGCCAAGCAAATCTATAGTTTTGATCAGTCTCCATAGCCCACAGTGTACAAGGGTGTCTCTGATGTACTGCTTTATAGAGATTGTTTTCCTCTGCATACTCTGGTGCATGATGCCACAGTGCAGTACATAACATCTGTGCTTCTTCGAGTGGCATCTTGACAATGTGTTGGTCACATAACGACCTAGCTATGTCTTGTGGATCGTGATCAATTATAAACCTATTCATTTTATTTCCTTTCATATTAATTTAAGTTGCTCAGGTTTTCTATAAACACTTTCTAATTTAGGGTGGTTAATTTCTGTAAACTCTAGGTCACAAAAGTTACCACAATCAGGCATTATTATTTTTTGTTTGCGGCCAGCATCTGGATCTAGTTCATCTAAAAATATATTTCTTATACAAGAATGACCCACTACACGTTCTGCTTCTGCCATTCTCTTAAACGAATCTGGAAAATCTTCTCGTATCTTATTCCAATAACCCATACCACCTTTAACACAACCAATACAATTATTATTATTGTAACCTAAGTCATACATAACAGGTCTTTTTATACCCTGTTTTTCTAGAAAGAATAAACTCTCAGGCTTAGTCATCTTATTATGTATCAAAGGGAACAGAGGTTTAGCTTCTGGATATTGTTCTTTAAATCTAATAGCTCTGTTAATTTCTTTCTTACTGTACTCAAACCCAAACACCTGACCAGAATAATCTAAAGTTTTTTCTATTCTCTGTCTAACTTTTTTCTTTAGTACAAGAGTGCAGCGAGCACCTCCTGGACCATTTACATATTTATCTTTTAATATTACATCGAATTGATCTTTGTGGTTGGGTGCTCTGTGAACTTCTATTTCTTTATCATACCAATCTTCACACTGGGTTTTAAACCTTTCATTATCTTTATGAGCACTATCAATGGCGAAATAAATAGGAGTAACATTATCTTTACCGTACTCATCGAGAGCTAACTTAGTTGCTACTGCACTTGTAACACCTGCACTCCACCAAGATATAATTGTCATTTAATAATTCCTTTCCCAATCAGAACGACTAACAATTTTAAATTTAATTTTATTTAACTCAGGGTTTGCTACATAAGTAGTAGCCTCAGCTCTGCTGTTAGTAGTATAATAACAAACGACATTATCATTACTATCATAGAACAATATTTTATACATTATATCTCCTACTATAAGGTATACTTTAAGTATTACTTTAAGTATATTATTATTATTTATATATATTATTAATATAATACTTTAAGTATACTTATATAGGTACACATAAAGTTATATCAATAGGGTGTGACATTATGTCATAGTCCTTTACGAATTATATACTTACTTATCTCATTACTATTACCTCCATAAGTTTCATTGTAGTTATCCATTTCAAATATCTCACTAAGTATTTCATCTGCTTTCCAACCATACTCATGCAGCAACTTAGCTAATTCATCAGGGTAATCTTCTATTATATCTGATATATGTTTAACATTAGTATCAGAAGAACTATCTGAAGTATAAGTATGTCCATAGTGATACCCATAATCCCACCAATCTGATTCGTATTCTGTCACTGTACAGTCACGTTCAAACACCAACGTAGACCAGTCTGCCGCTATAAGTTTCGCTACTAAAAGGTCAGCAAAATCAAGGTCTTGTATCTCTTTAGTACTGTGTTGTCCTCTATATCCTACTGATATATTAGTACATTCAGATACCACTCCGCAGTACTCATTGGAGTCAGTAAAACTACCACCACTATCTGCTATTAACTGAGGTAAACCTACCGCATCTGAAAACGATTGTGCAAACTCATCTGATGCAGTACGCATACTCATTTGATGTGTAACAATAGAGTTATCTCCTCTTCTATCAAATGATATAACTGCATCAATAGACTTCAACCACTCTGGCTCATCAGCTATTAGTCTACTACTACCAATACAACCTGACTCTTCACCGGCATGAACAACATACACACCTGGAACTTTAGCTTCAATCATGTTCAGCATAATCCAAATACCAGTGGTACAGTCAGCACCTAAGCAGTTAGATTTTTTATCTTCTACAAATGCTATGTTATCTTTAACAAATACTTTCTGCATACCCTCTTCTTTATGTACTGTATCATGATGTGCAGTAAAGCATAGATTAGATTGCTGCCCATCTGATTTTGGTATTGATAGTATATAGTTACCATGCACATCTGCTCCACCAAATACAGGTGTCAAGAACCTTAAACAAAAGTTCATCTGTGTTACACCACCCTCAGGTCTTCTATACCTAAGCATCTCTATTAAACTATACATAGTTTTATTCTCCTTCTCTTGTATATTCACCATCTTCTTGTTCTTTAAATCCTTTTTCTTCTAGTAAATGAATAGGTACATAGATGTCTTCATCTTCAATATATATAACATCATCATTATCCCAATGCTCATCTTCTTCTTCACAGTATCTGTATTCCTCCGTTAAACAATGTTCACAAACGCTCACATTTCTTCTAGTAGTTCTTACTATACGATTACCCTTATCATTTGTATCTGTCCATGTAACCATTCTCGAAGCATCATGTATATTATCATTAAGGTAAGACTCATCGCAGCACTCACAAGACGTATGTCTGTCACTGTGACAAGACTCACAGAAAGTCTGACCTAGTTCTTCTGAGTAGTACTGATCATACTCATCAAGACCTTCATCACAAGATTCACAATAGTACTCATGATAATTACCTACCATACCGCCAGTATCTTCAGCTGATAGATCACCATCTCTATCTATGATTAAGTAGTCACCTACTCTACTAAGCATTCTAGGTTCTAAGTCTATGTATGCACCATAGTATCTATCATTACTATTGACTAGTGCAAGTAGTTTAGCACCGATCCAACCACCACTATGGCAAGATCTATCTGCACCGATACTGTCCAGATACTCTTCTATCATATTAATACTTGTATCACAAGTACCATATACAGGTGCAGCAATGTGTACTGTTACATCATAGTCAAAAGGATACTGTAATACACCATCTACTTTATATGTACTGTACTTAATATAAGGTAGCCTAACAACACACCTACCACCTATGTAACCATCAGGTGTAGTAAGCCATACAATCATGAAGTCACCTGATGCATAGAACTCTGCTGGGTGGTGATCAAGATGATTGAAACCATCACCTCTCATACAAGAAGTAGCTAAACTTTTTCTCTCCATACTTGTACTTGGATCTTCATACTTACAATGATCATGCTTGTAAGCCCATACAAAGTCCTCAAGTTGTGTAGAAGTATGTAACTCAAACTGTCTAGGAGAAAACCTAGTTCTATATGAGTCAACAATGATACCTATCTGTGCAGCATCTAAGTATGGAAACAGTATAGAGAAGGCACGACCTGGCCTGAGTGCAGTCTGCTTATCATCTACATAAGACTGGTGATCTTTGTACACAGTAATTTTTCCAGGAAATCTCTCCGATCTTCTAGGTCTATACAAAGACAGTGCAAAGTAGAAGTCTAACCAATACCTATTGTATAAATCACTATGACTATACCCTAAGTCTTCATCTACAAATTGATCTATAATCTCACTTAGAAACGATGCTAACTTACGATCTCTGTGATCATTATGGTTGAAGATTCTACTACTCAACATACCGTCTAATTTGTACTTAGTCCAATGATCATCAATCATTTGTTGAGTAACACCGAAGTCATTGACTGCCTGAGCATACTTATGTGTCTCAGTATTACTATACTCATAGTCTGTATAGATAAGTTTCTGTTTTCTCAATACCCAACCATACTTAGGGTTTAAGGTAACAGTATAATACTTACCTTCAATACACACCATACCTCTTGGCTCATGACCATCAAGTATTTCTTTAACTAATTCAAATCTAGTACCCTTCTTAAGGTTTAGATCCCCTTGAATATTAATACCACTGTCTTCCCTATAAACATAGGGATCTTCAGCGATAGCTACAACATAATCATTCATTTACTTTCTCCTCAAAAGTTTATAAATTTTTATACTTAAATAGATAATAGCAAGTATAAATACTACTTCAATAGCAGTAGTAACCCACCAATATCCAGGTTCACATACATCATAATAGTACATCAATCCTCCTTTCTTTAGTCATAAAACTTCTCCTCCAGTATACATATGAAGGGTTCACTTGTATTAAGATTGTTCATATCAATCCAATCTTCTTTAGTCCAAGGGTTCTCATCAATAAACATAGACCTACCATTATTAATAGTACTTGTCCATCTCCAACCACAAGACTTACACTTATAATAATTCTTGCCACGCACATTTGCAGCAACTCTTATTACAAATTTCCGGCTTCTACATACTCCGCATTTCATTCCCTATCCTCCAATTGCTTTTCCATGACATACTGAAAGTGCTTCTTCCAATGTATCAAATACATAATGATTAATATTACTTTTTTCTGTGTATTCCCAAACAAGGTAACAATCCGATCCAGCTACTTGAACACCCCAATTTTTATTCAGTAACGACTGATACTCATCATCTACTAATTGCCAATCAGAAGATTCCACAAACTTAAAATATTCTTGCATCACTTACCTCCTCTGTAATATCTTTCCCAAGCATCACGATGCTCTCTTCTCATACGAATCCACCCTCTTAGTAAGTAAGATCCATACACTACTAGCACTATCATATACACTGATACTGCTACCCATACTACATCAATATCCATTAAACTTTCTCCTCCAGTCTAAACATCAAAACACCCTACGTTAGTCTGTAGGGTGCTTTACTGCTCATACTTATGCCCAACTATCAATCAAAGTTTTTAGTGCAATTAACCTATCTGACTTGATATTATCTGATTTCTTGACACCATCTTTGACACGCTTGTTAGCTCTGTCAATTACGGCATCAAGGACTTTTTCCAAATCAAACGGTTTATACTCAGGTTCAGGCTTGAAATCCCAAAAAGGTGTATCAATACCTTGGCGAACATCATCATCAGCTATCTTAGTTCTCTTGGAATTATACACAAATTGATTCTCATCAGTATTCCATACGAATCCCGCATGAGCTTCTACCCAAGACTTGAGTGCATTTTTGCGACTCATTCCTGGCATAGCTTCCACCAGTGCATTAGTCTGAGATACAGCCTTGGAGACATCTCCACTTGTATTCCAAACACGCAATATAGAACAAGCAACCACATGAATATCTTTTTGCAAAGATACACCACGTTTTAAAACACTTGCTATAGCTTTATTAATTAGTTCATCAGTTATATAAAGTTTCATTGTCAAATCTCCTCAATGACGTTGCAAAGAAACATACTACCTCATGTAATATGCTTCTCATGCAACATCACACTCATTCACTACGACTCACCATCATAGCTTCAGAGTTAGAGTTGAATGAATAGATTGAGTGCAGGTCTCAGCGTATATCTCAATCCATGCGTCTATTAGTCACCTAATAAGTACGACCACAAGAAGAAAGCATTTTCAAAAGTTTGGACAAGAGTAATAACACCAAGACGCAATTCAAGCGTATACTGGAGATCAGTACTCAAACCTCTCCTCCTACTTACTTTCCTTAGTTGATGCATCCACTTGCACTTTGCTTGTGACACTATCTTATTACGGCACATTCGACCGATTACACCAACTAAGGCTATGGTTAGATATTAGCTTGATAGCTAACTAGGGTATGTTCTGCCCCATTGTAACGAAGATTATTCTAATGATAACCTTACTAGCCAAGAGCGTTTATTATATCTCTACTTAGTAACTTAGTAGAAACGCAGACTTTGAAAACTTGGTTTTTCGTTGGTGTCTCGTGACCATCATTTCGTACCAATACTATCGGAAATAAAAACCAAGAAGTCAACAAAAAAGAAATTAAACTAAATCAATAGGTTACAAGTCACTAGGTCAATAATGCTTACCTAAATAAATTGGGGGATAGGGTAAAAACGAATCACTTTGAATAGAGATAAATGACTTGAAAAAATTTTGCAGCTTGATGGGGTAGGGTAAAAAATTGAGACAAAAATAAGGGGGATATAGGTTAAGAAAAAACGACTAAAAAACTATTCAGAAAATTGACTGAATAATTGTTTGTTAATCCTGACTATTTTTGTCACCGATTATTCAAAATACTGTACCAATTGAACCAAACCAGTACCAAAACTAGACCAATCCTGGCTAAGTCACTGTAATTACTTAGAAAATCCCTGAGAAAGGTCAGTATCGTTGACCTATAGTAGAATTGGTACACTTTTGGTCTGACCCCGCATGGGACACCGGCCCTCCATAGGTACGTATATACACAGAATGACAGAGATGGGGAATTTTAGTCTGTTAACTACATTGGTTTACTATTGGTATAGTTGTTAATACTAGTATTATCCTTTAAAAACAACACTATATGTAGTATCTTAGGTACTAAACAGGTTAAGTAAATTTTTTAACCATACACAGCAGGTAAATACTGTCAGGTAGGGTAGCTTACGAAAGATAGTTTAGGCTGCTCACGGGGCTTTACAGAGCTTCTGACAGGGTGTTTTAAGTAAATGGAGGTGTTAACCACATAAAAGTAGTGGTAATTATTAAATAGTAATAAAATATAAATTTATTTTCGTCTACCTCTTGACATGGGGGCATAAAGTATTATATAATACTTATATTAAGTATTACTTAAAGTATTACTTAAGGTATAACCTTAACTATTATTACTACTTTTATATATAAATAATAATAAATACATAAAGTATAACTTAAAGTATACCAGTAACAATCAATTAATTTGGATCTTATAGTTTTTTTGTCGTTATCACTTGACAAGAGGCTTTTTAAAGGTATAACTAGTCAATGTCAAAGAAAAAAACTTATGCTACTGATAGAGTAATAGAAGAGTTCTATAAAGCATTAGCTAAAGGTGACGAGAACGGACTACGCAGATGTCACATACCAAGGTCTGATGTTTTTTACGTAAGAAATAAAATAGAGATAGATACTGGAGTTAGATATACCTTAGATCATGTAGAAAGAGCTATGTATTTAGAGGGACATCTACAAGCTAAAGACGTGCTTGACCCTAAAAGAAAAAGAAAGTACGGATAAGGAGATACTATGTTTGGATTATTAGGAAATATCGTTGGGCCAGTTGCAGGATTAGCAGGTTCATGGATTGAAGGTAAGACTGCTGTACAGAAAGCTAAGGCTACTAAAGATCTAAAGATTGCTACCGGTGAAATAGACTGGGATCTGGAAGCTATGAAGGCTACACAGAACTCTTGGAAGGATGAATGGTTGACACTTTTATTAAGTGGCCCATTTATTTTATCATTCTGTGGGGATTGGGGTAGAGAAATTGCAGCAGCAGGATTTGCTGCACTAGGAGAAGCACCACAATGGTATAGCTATTCTCTTGGAGTAGTCATAGCTGCTTCATTTGGTATAAGGTCTGCTACTAAGTTCTTTGGTGGTAAGAAATGATGAGTAATTATAGTACTTGTCTAGAAATAATATTAGAACACGAAGGCGGTTTTGTAAATCACCCTAAAGATCCAGGTGGAATTACAAATCACGGTGTCACTAAAAAAGTTTATGATAAGTGGGTAGGCAGAGAAACTACACCTAAAGAGATGCGTGATTTAACGCATGAAGATGTAGCTCCTATTTACAAGAAAAACTATTGGGATCGTGCTAAATGCGATCAACTTCCTCGTGGAGTTGACCTTTGTGTATTTGACTGGGGAGTTAACTCAGGTGTATCACGATCAGCTAAAGCATTACAGCGTATAGTTGGTGTAGAGCAAGATGGTGGAATAGGTCCGATGACTTTACAAGCTGTTTCTGAAGTAGAAGCAGAAGAAATTATAGAGCAGATGCATTATATGCGAGATAACTTCTACCGTTCGTTAGATACGTTTGAAACATTTGGTAAAGGCTGGACTCGACGTAATAATGAAACAAGAGAAAAAGCATTGGAGATGCTATGACAGTAAATAAAGCAGGTAACTATACTAAACCTACAATGCGTAAGCGTCTTGTTGCAAGTGTAAAGGCTGGAGGTAAAGGTGGTAAGCCTGGTCAATGGTCTGCACGTAAAGCTCAAATGGTCGCTAAACAGTATAAAGCCAAGGGTGGAGGATATAAGTAATGCATGGTAAACAAACTAATAAAATAAAAAAAGTTATAAAGGGTTTAACCAAGGCATCTAAGTCTCATGCCAAACAAGCTAAAACATTAAAGTCTGTAATCACTAAAGGCAAGAAAAAAACTTAAATGCCCTACTTACAAAGTAACATCCCATACTTTAAAGCATGGGTACGCAGAGAATATACGTGCAACTTTGAGCGATACCATGGTGAGTTTTTACATTGTATGGTAATAGCTGTAACAAGTATGCCAAACAGATCATTAAGCTTTCAAGTTATCTTTACTGGTTGTGAAGCTGATGGTACGGAAGAAGATAATATACATGGTGGAGCGATGTGGGCAAGAATGCCTATTACTGCACTTGTAGGAGATACACCTGTAGAAGAGTGGGCAGAAGAGTTACCTTCATATGCAGCACAACCTTGGGACTGTATGTCACACGATCACTCTGTGTATGTTCTAAATAGAGCTACTCCTGCTCCTTGGTTAGCTAAGGTAGATGGAGAGTTTTATCCAGCTAAGTATTATTTTACAGTAGACTATACAGGCTCAGAAATAGCAGATGATCCTGCTCAACACAAACAAAGCCATGTATTAGAGCTAATGGATGCAGGTAAGTATACAGGTAATATTGTAGCACTACCTAATAATAGAGTTAGAGTTACACATCCTGCATGGTTTGAGACAGGAGAAGGTGCTCCAGACTTTAAACCAAACCAAAGAGTATTTCATTCAAAGCAAGAAATTGAATACGTGTGGGATACAAACAGAGTTTTTAACAATCTTTATCAAGGGGAAGAAGAATGAAAATGAAGAAAAAAGGATACGCTAAAGGTGGCATGAAAAAAGGTTACGCTAAAGGTGGCATGAAAAAAGGTTACGCTAAAGGCGGTATGAAAAAAGGCTATGCAGCTGGAGGTATGAAACCTGTTTCAGATAAAGAAACTGGACTTAAGAAACTTCCAAAAGATGTACGCAATAAAATGGGCTACATGAATAAAGGTGGAATGCCTAAGAAAAAAGCTTACGCTAAAGGTGGCAAGGTAGCTATGTACAATGAAGGTGGTATGGTAAGAAATACTGGTTCGTTAAATACAGGTATTAAAAAAGCGTAATGGCTTTAGCAAAATCTCAGAAGTCTTTAAAGTCTTGGACTAAACAAAATTGGCGTACTAAATCAGGTAAGCCATCTACCCAAGGTAGTAAAGCTACTGGTGAAAGATACTTACCCTCTAAGGCTATTAAGTCTATGTCTAGCTCTGAGTATGCTGCTACAACTAAAAAGAAAAGACAAGATACAGCAAAAGGCAAACAGTTTAGCAAACAACCTAAACGTGTGGCTAAGAAAACAAAAAGTTATAGGAGAGTATCTTGAGTATACCTGAGCGTGTAAAAACTAAAATGAAAGATGCTGGTCTTAAGGGTGTCAACAAACCACAACGTCTTAATGATAGCAGTGACAAATCACACCACGTTATGGCAAGTGAAGGTGGTAAGTATAAGTATATTAGATTTGGACAAAAGGGTGTAAAGACAAATCAAACTGTAGGTCAGCGTGAAGCATTTAAATCTCGTCACGCAAAAAATATAAAAAAGGGTAAGATGTCTGCAGCTTACTGGGCAGATAAAGTAAAGTGGAGTTCTAGTAAAACTAAGTCTCCTTCAAAGAAGTGGAAAAAAGGATGAGTATATTTACAGAAAATAAAAGTAAACTAGAAGAACATGGATATACAGTATTAGATGGTAATACAGTTGTTGGACCTAATGGTCAACCTATTGCAGGTATGGATGCTTACGGACAGGTATGGTACAAAGAAGAAGAAGTAGAAGCTATTTGTTCTTCACCTATGGTAGAAAAAACAGAATTAATAAGAGCTAGAAATAGCAAAGGTCATTATATAAAAGATGATCCTACTACAGAAGTAAATGAAGCTTGGACTACTAAAAAAAGTAAGAAAGGTAAATAGATGAAACTTGTAGGGCGTGAAAAAAAAGAAGCTGATGACCTTGAAAAATTAATAGAATTAAGAAAAAACTATTTAGCTAAAAAAGGTAAAAAACCTACTAGTAAAAAAGTTACAGTAAGTATGAAATCTGCCCTAGAAAAAAAAGAAGCAGCAGACTATAAAAAATTAGAGGTGTTAAGAAGAAGATATTTAACTAATGTTAAAAAATCAAAAATACCTAAAGCTAAAAAAATAAATAGCGTTAAAGAAATTGATACTGTAGCTAAAGAAATACAAAGTAGAATACCTGAAGGTAGAGGTATTAATATGAAAGTACCTAAAAAGAAATCTGTTTCTGTTACAATAGTTACTGTAAAACCTGGAGAGTCTAGAGCTGATATTAAAAAAAGAGTTAAAGGTATTCCTAAAAATACTAAAGCTTCTTTATCAGATGAACAAAAGAAAACTCAAACAGATAAAAGTAGAAGTAAATCTAAGACTTCTTTATCAGATGCACAAAAAAGAAGTCAAACTAAAAAGTCTAAATCTTCTTTATCAGATGCACAAAAGAAAACTCAAACAGATGCTAAAAGAAGTAAAAAATATAAAGGGTATTATATAGATAGAAAACAAGGAAATGTAATGGTAAGAGTATTTCCTAATTTAACTCCTGCAGCTTATGGAATAATGTCAAAAGAAAAAATGAAAGAATTAGGTGTACCTTTACGTAATAGTTCTATTTATAGTTACGATTCTAATCAACGTAATGCACTAACATTTGTTATAAAAAAATAATGTACCTTGCCATTATACTTTACTGTGCAGTACCTACAGATGCTACTTCCTGTGATGTAATGGTACGCAGAGATCATTTGTTTCAAACAGAAATACAGTGTGAAAAACAAATAATACCTATGGCAAAAGGTTTAATTGCTACAGGCCACTACGTAAAAGCTAAATGTTTTGCATTTAATCCTTATGGAGAAGAAGCGTAATGTCAAAGAAACTACAGGCAGATAGCAAGTATGCAGTAGCTGACACAGATGGTGACGGAATCATTACTGATGAAGAGCTAGATCGCCATGAACGATGGATACGTTTAGAGAACGAAGACAAGATGATGGACACGCAACGTACTATGGCTTGGTTAGCTATGGGTACAACTATTGTAACTGTAATACTATTACTCACACCTATCATTAATGTAGCTCGTATGGAGTCTGCATCAGGGTTTCTTAACACCTTTCTTGTAGCACAGATGGGTGTTGTATTAGGATTTATGGGTGCTACAGCATTAACTAAAACTAAATCAAAAGAATAAAAACGCATAACGGGGTTGCATTATTATCTCTTTTATGTTATAACTAGTTGTGGTATAACTTCTTAGTCATTAACAAAGGAGTTATAAAATGATTAAAAAAATTTTAGAAAAATACCATAACTATATGGTAAATAGATCTGCATACTATACTTTAATGGGTATGTCAGAAAGAGAGCTACGAGATCTGGGAATATCTCGTGGAGAAATTAGAAGACTAACAGGATTTGGGAGATAACAATATGAGAAAATTATTTCTTGCAGGTACAATAGTTGCTTTATCAGCAGCTTCAGTACAAGCTGAAGGAGTTATAAAGAGTGGTATTATGTCCATGTTTAAACCAGATGCGTCTGTAGAGTATGGTATTAAAACTAAAAAATGGTCAGGTGATGTTGGTGTAACAGCTAACCTTTCAAGACTATCAATTAGACCAGCACTAGACTGGGGATATTCAAGCGGAGATTCTTTTAGTGTTTCTGGTGCATCAGTAAAAAGTACAATGACTATAAGTAATAGTCTATCTGCTTACTCTAAACTATCTTTAGATAAAGACTTTAAATATAGTGACCTGTCAATCGGTGTCGCTATAGAATTTAAATAGGGGGAAATAACTATGGATTGGATTACAGCAAGACTTAAAGAACCTACAACTTATCTAGCACTTGCTCTTGCAGGTGTAGGACTAGGGTTTATGTTTAGTATGCCTATATTAACATGGGCAGGTATTATAGGCGGTATCTTTGGTATCGTATTAAAAGAAAAAGGTGGGGCATCTTGATGTCCTATCTTAACCGTATACTACGTGCAATACTCGCTATGCCTTGCAACTGTTGTGATAAATGTCAGTGTGGTAAATAGTGAGTAGGCAACTTACAGAAAAGCAGCAAAAGTTCCTAGATGTTCTTTTTGATGAAGCAAAAGGCAACCCTGTAACAGCTAAGAAATTAGCTGGGTATGCAGATGGTGTGTCTTCTACTGTTATTATGGATGCTTTAAAAGAAGAAGTAAAAGATTTAACGTATAAGTTTTTATCTGCTACAGGAACTCGTGCTGCTTATTCTATGTTAGAAGTTCTTTCAAACCCCACAAGTTTGGGAAACAGGGAAAAAATAATAGCTGCTAAAGATCTATTAGATCGAGCTGGCTTTGTAAAAACAGATAAGGTAGAAATAAAAACAGAAAGTCCACTATTTATTCTACCACCAAAACAAGATGAAGACGATTAAAACTTGGAAGATACCTATGCCAGAAGAAACTAAAGATGGCCTTGTTTGGAAACCTGTAGTAAGAGTAGGAAGAATAATTCCTTTTGGGTATAGACAAGACCCAGAAGATGATGATATAATACTTCCAATCCCAGAAGAGTTAGAATTGCTAGAGCAAGCAAAAGTATACCTTAAACAGTACAGTCTTAGAAATGTAGCTGACTGGTTAAGCGAAGAATCTCAAAGGTATATCTCTCATGTGGGTTTAATGAAGAGAATTAAACTTGAACAAAAAAGAAAAAAAGAAGCTTCAACTCAACGCTACTATGCCCAACGGTATAAAGAAGCGGCAGAAAAAGCAAGGAAGCTTGAAGAAGAACGTATCGGTAATACAAGAATCGAGTACAGTATCAGCACAGCCTAAGCCTGAAGAGTTTGAAGTAGAAAAAGCTGAACAAGTAATTTTTCAACCAAACCCTGGACCACAGACAGAATTTCTCTCTGCTTCAGAACAAGAGGTTTTATACGGAGGTGCAGCAGGTGGTGGTAAAAGTTTTGCCATGCTTGCAGATCCAGTACGTTATTTAAACAATCCTGCATTTAGAGGTTTGTTAGTACGTAGGACAACGGAAGAACTAAGAGAACTTATATCTGTATCTAAACAGTTATATCCAAAAGCAATACCGGGTATAAAGTTTATGGAAAGAGATAAGACTTGGGTAGCACCATCAGGTGCAACACTTTGGTTATCTTATCTAGATAGGGACGATGATGTCACACGTTATCAAGGACAGGCTTTTTCTTGGATTGGTTTTGACGAACTTACACAATGGCCTTCTCCTTACCCTTGGAATTATATGAGGTCACGGCTAAGAACTACTCGTGATAGTAATTTAAAATTATACCAAAGAGCTACTACTAACCCAGGAGGGCCAGGACATAGTTGGGTAAAAAAACTTTTTGTTGATCCTTCTCCAATCAATAAACCTTTTTGGGCTACTGATGCAGAAACAGGTCAAACAATAAAATGGCCTAAAGGTCACTCTCGTGAAGGAGAACCTTTATTTAAAAGAAGGTTTATACCTGCTACGTTATTTGATAACCCCTATTTATCTGATGATGGATTATATGAAGCTAACTTACTTTCATTACCTGAACACCAACGTAAGCAACTGCTTCAAGGTGATTGGGATGTTAATGAAGGATCGGCATTTCCTGAATGGAATAGGAGCATACACGTTGTTAGTCCTTTTAATATACCTGGTAATTGGGTAAAGTTTCGTGCTTGTGATTATGGTTATGGATCTCATACAGGAGTTGTATGGATTGCTGTATCACCATCAGAACAGCTAGTTGTATATAGAGAACTGTATGTAACTAAAGTTATTGCTACTGACTTAGCAGATAAAATAATGGAATTAGAAGAAGGTGAAAACATTAGGTATGGAGTGCTTGACTCCTCACTGTGGCATAAACGTGGAGATACAGGGCCATCATTAGCTGAACAAATGATTATGCGTGGTTGTAGATGGAGGCCAGCAGACCGTAGTAAGGGATCTAGAGTAGCAGGTAAAAACGAATTACATAGAAGATTACAAGTAGACGAGTACACTGAAGAACCTAGACTTGTATTTTTTAATAGCTGCACTAATACAGTTGCACAAATGCCAGCGTTACCTTTAGATAAAAATAACCCTGAAGATGTAGATACTAATTCTGAAGATCACTTATATGATGCACTTAGATACGGTGTTATGACAAGACCAAGAAGTAGTTTATTTGATTTTGATCCTTTTGCACAAAAAGATGGATTTCAAATGAGTGACCCAACTTTTGGATATTAAGGAATAAATATGGAAGAAGAAGATACACTAGATAATGAAATGCTATTTGACTCCTCTGAGTCTTCTGCATTAGATGATAATGATAAAGAAGACTACAGTGATCCTTCTGCTGGCAGAATTATAGAATTAGTAAAAAGTTGTTATTCTAAAGCTTCTACAGGTAGAGAAATTGATGAAACTCGTTGGATACAAGCTTATAGAAATTATCGTGGAATCTATGGACCTGATGTACAATTCTCAGGTACTGAAAAATCTCAAATATTTGTTAAGGTTACTAAGACTAAAGTACTAGCAGCTTATGGTCAGATAGTAGAAGTATTATTTGGTAATAATAAATTTCCTATTACAGTAGATCCTACTACTTTACCAGAAGGTGTGGCTGAGTCAGTATTTTTTGAAAGTAACCCTGAGCTAGTTAAAGCACAAGAAATTTCTCCAGAAGATAAAAAGCTTCTTCCTGGTGAAACTATGCCACAGCTTCAGGAACGATTAGCTGGTTTACAAAGTAAACTAGAACCTGTAGGAGATAGATTAAAAGAAGGTACTGGTTCTACTGCAACAGAAATTACCTTTCATCCAGCAGTAGTAGCTTCTAAGAAAATGGAAAAGAAAATCCATGATCAATTAGAAGAGTCTAATGCTAATAAACAATTACGAGTAGCTGCTTTTGAAACTGCGTTATTTGGAACTGGTATTATGAAAGGTCCATTTGCTATAGATAAAGAATATCCTAATTGGGATGAAGATGGTGTATACTCACCTACAATTAAAACTATACCACAAACTTCTAGTGTATCTGTATGGAATTTTTATCCAGATCCTGATGCAGCTAATATGGATGAAGCAGAGTATGTAGTAGAAAGACATAAAATGTCTCGAAGTCAAATACGGGCTTTAAAACGTAGACCTTTCTTTCGCTCTAACTGTATTGATATGGCAATTTCTATGGGAGAAAATTATACCAAAGAATGGTGGGAACAGGCTATGGAAGATGAAAGCCAAGAAGCTAAAGCCCAAAGATATGAAGTTCTTGAGTTCTGGGGTAATATAGATGTTGAAGTTTTAGAAGGACATGATGTAGATATACCAGATGATATGAAAGACTTGGATCAAGTAAGCGTAAATATATGGACTTGTAATGGTCAAATACTAAGACTTGTAATGAATCCGTTTACTCCTAACTTAATACCATATTATGCAGTACCATATGAAGTAAATCCTTACAGTTTATTTGGTGTAGGTATAGCTGAAAACATGGATGATACTCAAACATTAATGAATGGCTTTATGCGAATGGCTGTTGACAATGCTGCATTATCTGGTAATATGCTAATAGAAGTAGATGAAACTAATCTAACACCTGGTCAAGACTTAAGTGTGTA